GAATAAAGGGTCTGTTGAATTAGAAAATGGATCAAAACTTTTAGCAGCATCTACAGCTGCAAGTTCTATTCGTGGTGGATCGTTCAATCTTGTAATGATGGACGAATTTGCTCACGTCCACAATAACTTAGCCGAAGAATTTTTTACTTCTACATATCCTGTAATTTCTTCTGGAACATCTACTAAAATTATTATAGTTTCTACTCCAAGAGGCATGAATCTATATTATAGAATGTGGATGGATGCAATAAACGGAAAAAGCGATTATTTCCCTGTAGATATTCATTGGTCAAGAGTCCCTGGAAGAGATGAAGCATGGCGCGAAAAGACCATTCGTAATACTTCAGAAAGGCAATTTGCACAAGAATTCGGCTGCGAATTCCATGGATCAACAAATACATTAATTGATGGAGGAAAACTTCAGATATTAATTGCAAAAGAACCATTGGAACTTGACGAAAAAGATGCTTTCGGAATGGAAATTTACGAAAAGCCAATAAGAGAATATTATGATGATGAAACACAAAAGATGGTTGATAAAGATCATATCTATGTTCTTTGTGCTGATGTTTCTGAAGGAAAAAATTTAGATTATACAACATTTTCTGTTTTTGATGTTTCAACAATTCCATATAAACAGGTTGCAACATATAGAAATAATCAAATTTCCCCTATGCTATTTCCTGATATATTAAGGTTATGTGCTGAATATTATAATAATGCTCATGTATTAATAGAAATAAATAATAACCCTCAAGTTGCAGATATTCTATATCAGGACCTAGAATATGAAAATGTGTTCAAAATATATTCTGGAAATAAACAAGCACAACAATTATCTGAGAGTGGAAAGGCAACTCAAAATGGCTTAAATATGAGCCCATTAGTGAAACGAACTGGATGTTCTGCACTAAAAACTATAATTGAAACAAATAAACTTGAAATTTATTCTTCAGAAACAATATATGAATTAACTAGATTTATTGCTACAAATAATTCATTTGCTGCTGAAGAAGGAGCTCATGACGATTTAGCTATGACGTTAGTTATGTTTGCTTGGGTGACAACTCAAAAATTATTCATAGAATTGTCTTCTACAGATATAAGAAAAAGGTTACAAATTGAACATAATTATGCAAAAGAAGAAGATTCCGAAATACCACCAATGCCTATGTTTTCTGACGATTTAAGAGATAGGTTCATTTTAGAAGCTGGAGATCTTTGGCAAGTTGTAGAAGAAGAACAATTTTATTATTAAGGTTACCAAAACGTTAGATATTATAAATACTATTAAAAATATTATCTTTCAACAAGGAGTAAATTATGGCATTTCAAGTCAGTCCAAGTGTTACATTATCAGAATATGATAACACTAATTCTATACCAGTTTCAGGTTCTTCAGTAGGCGCTTTTGCTGGAGATTTCTCTTGGGGTCCAGGAAACAAAAGAATATCTATAGGTTCAGAGAATGAATTGGTATCAACATACACTCAACCAACCAACAATAACTACGCTTCATTCTTTTCAGCTTCAAATTTTTTAGCATATACAAACAATTTAATTGTAGTAAGAACAGTTAATTCAAATTCATATAATGCAACAGCTAATGCTTCTGCAACATTTAGTATTCCAAACAAAGAAAATTGGGAATTAGCTTATTCTACAAACCAATCAAATTTAAATGTTATTGGACCATTCGCAGCAAGATATCCAGGAGCATTAGGGAACTCTTTAACTGTTTCAGTTTGTTCTAGCAATACTGCATTTAAAAGCCCTGCATTTACAGCAAATACAGTTGCAAACTCTACTTCTGTTTTGATAACTGGATTTACTACAGCATTTGCTGCTTCATATCCGTATTTTAGTTCTAATGATATTATTACATTAAATGGAACTTCATATACAATTGCATCAATTTCAGGTAATACAGTTACTACAACAACTCAACAACCAACAACTGCAACTAATGTTACAGCAAAACTTTCTTGGAAATATGCTTCATCATTCTCAGCTGCTCCTGGAACTTCAGTTTATGGCGCTTCTCAAGGTGCTTCTGGAGATGAAATTTCTATTGCTGTTATTGATACAAATGGTGCATTTACTGGTGTTAAAGGTTATGTGTTAGAAACATTTGATCGTGTATCAAAAGCTACTGATTCAATTACAGATGATGGTTCAAATAACTATTATAATTCAGCTATCTTTGACAAATCAAAGTATATATTTAAAGCTGGAACAGTTCCTGGAGCAACAAATTGGGACCAAACTTCATTAAATACTGTATTTAACGGTGCAAATAATTATACAGTACAACTTAGCGGTGGGACTGATGTTCTATCTTCTGATTCTGATAGAATTAATGGATATCAATTGTTTGCAAACCCCGAAGAAGTAACAGTTGACTTTTTAATCGCTGGCGAATCAAGCGCTACTGTTTCAGATGCAATATTAACTATAGCTAATCAAAGAAAAGATTGTGTTGCATTCATCTCTCCATTAAGACAAGATGCTGTAACTTCTGTAAATATTGATAATATTATTGCGTACAGAAACAGTTTAAGTCCATCTACTTCTTACTCAGTTATAGATTCAGGGTACAAATATCAATACGACAAATACAATAATGTGTATAGATATGTTCCATTAAATGCTGATATTGCTGGTTTATGTGCAAGAACTGATAAAACAAATGCTCCATGGTATTCTCCTGCTGGATATAATCGTGGTCAAATATTAAATGCTATTAGATTGTCATATAATCCAACTCAAACAAACAGAGACGATTTATATCAAGCTGGTATTAATCCTGTATGTTCATTCCCAGGACAAGGTGTTGTTTTATTTGGCGATAAAACTATGCAAGCAAAAGCTTCTGCGTTTGATCGCATAAACGTTCGTAGATTGTTTATTACTCTTGAAAGAGCAATTGCTGATGCTGCTAAATATTCATTGTTTGAATTTAATGACACATTCACACAATCAGCATTTATCTCGTTAGTTGATCCTTATCTTCGTTCAGTAAAATCTGGAAAAGGAATCTACGCTTACAAAGTTGTTTGTGATTCGTCTAATAACCCACCATCTGTTGTTGATCAAAATGGTTTCGTTGGCGATATTTTTATCCAACCAGCTAAATCTATTAACTTTATACAATTAAACTTTACTGCAGTAAATAGTGGTGTTAGTTTTACTGAAGTTGCAGGAACTTCAGTCGGTTAATTTTTGTTAATAAATAAATAAAAGGGAGCAGCTTTCGGGCTGCTCTAAACAAAAGATCTTATAAAGAGGAATAAACAAATGGCGTTTAATGTAGATCAATTTAGAAGGGCAATGACATTTGATGGTGCAAGACCAAACTTGTTCCAAGTAACATTATCATTTCCAAGCCTTGTCGCTTATGGTGACACAAAAGAATTATCTTTTATGGCAAATTCAACAACATTACCATCATCTATTGTTGGTGTAGCAAGACAAAGTTATTTTGGTAGAGAAGTAAAATTTCCTGGAAATAGAGTATTTCAGGATTGGTCAATTAATGTAATTAATGATGAAACATTTAATATCAGAAATGCATTTGAACAATGGTTGAATATAATAAACAATAATAGTGGAAATGTGAGAGATTCAGGTGCAGTGTATAGTAATGGGTATTCTGTTGATGCTCAAGTAACACAATTCAGTAAAGATGGTCAACCATTAAAACAATATAATTTTGTTGGTTTATTTCCTACCCAAGTTGATCCTATCAATTTAAGTTGGGGAAATAATGATACTATTGAAGAATTTGGCGTTACATTCTCGTATCAATATTGGGAGTCTACAAGAGATGCTGCAACACAGCCTTCTCCTAATGCAGCTTCTGCAGCTTTCCTATAATATTTTTTGAGTTTTTAGATTATGGCAAAAATATCATTATTCGGATTTAAACTTGGGAAAGATACTCCTGCGCAGGAAGTTTTACCCTCGTTTTCTCCACCTGTGCTAGATGATGGTGCTGTAACCATAACGGCTGCAGCACATTATGGAACAAGCATTGATTTAGATTCAAATTATAAGAATGATGTTGAGTTAATTACTCGGTATCGTGAAATGGCAATGCAACCAGAAATTGAAACTGCTGTTGACGACATTATCAATGAAGCAGTAATTCATGACGAAGATGAATCAGTTAAAATTGTCTCAGATAATATCAAAGCCTCTCCAAAAGTAAGAGCTGCTATTGATGAAGAATTCCAAAATATCTTAACTCTTTTAAATTTCAAAAATTTAGGCCAAGATATATTCAGAAGATATTATGTTGATGGAAGATTATTTTATAATATCATTCTAGATAAAGAAAATCCACAAGCAGGTATTCAAGAATTACGTTATACTGATCCAAGAAAACTTACTAAAATCAGAGAAATAAAAAAAGTAAAAGATAAAACTACTGGTTTTGATATTGTGCAAGGATTTGCTGAATATTATATTTATTCAGATTCGATTTCTACAAAATCGAATTTATCTAATTCTGGACTAAGAATTGCTCCAGATTCTATTATTTCTGTGACAAGCGGACTATTAGATTCAAAACGATCTATAATATTAAGTTATTTACATAAAAGTATTAAACCTCTCAATCAATTAAGAATGATTGAAGATGCTACTATTATATATAAAATCTCTAGAGCTCCAGAAAGAAGAATATTTTATATAGATGTTGGAAATTTGCCGAAAATGAAGGCAGAACAATATCTTAAAGATATTATGACAAAATACAAAAATAAAGTTGTATATGATGCAAACACTGGTGCAATTCGTGATGATAGAAGATTTCTTTCTATGCAAGAAGATTTCTGGTTACCAAGAAGAAATGGACAATCAACTGAAATTACAACATTAC